GTTACTCCTCCTAATCTATACAAATCTTCAGGTATATCAAAACCTCCACCTGTATAAGTAGGAAATTCTTCAGTTCTAAATACTTCTAATTTCTCTTCAGTGTTTTTCAACCGATCAGCATATTCTATTTCTGTTTGTGGAGTACGGGAATATAGATTTAAGTCTTCAAAATATCTTTCGAAGATTTCCCTTTGGACTTGAGTTGCTATCTTATTGAATTCAAAAGGTGTCATATAACCTCTTTGTTCTTTATTAAGAATTAATAAGACTGTTTGATATACATCGTTTACGTTTATAGCCATTTGTAATATTTTAAAAAAAAAGCGGCGCAAAGGCCGCCTTTATTATTATCACACGTTAAGAAAGTTTTTTCTGTATAGATTTAAATACTTCCAATCCTTCATCAGTCTGAAACCAGGACGCCATTGCGGAATAAGGGTTTTCATCAAAAGGAATTGTCATTAACTTCTTTCCATTACTTGCCCAACTAAATGTTCGGTTATCTTGAGAAAGTTTAATAATTCTATTTTCAACAGCTTTTATAGCAGTGCTTCTAAGCTGTACATTTTCATCATTAACTAAATCTAAGAAGAGTTTAGGTTTTCTTTTAGCAAATATTAATAAATCTCTTTTAATCTCTCTAGAACTCATCTTATTAACTCTAGAACCTTCTTCAACTCTCATTATAGCTTCAGCTTGTTCTATATCTAATGTTTTAGCAATATTTAATGCATCAATTTCTAGTTCAATATCTTCTATGTCGTATTGTGCTATTATTTGTGGCCTATGTTCTCTATATTCTCTTTCTCGTCTTGGATGATAAAGTGATAATAGTTTTTGTAAGTTTTGTTGTTCTTTTGGAACAAACAATCTTCCATCTTGAAATACAATATGTCCCATAGTCGCGGTTCCATTTTGTTCATCTACAAATGGAGAGGCCATGTTAGTAGCATATCGTAATTCTCTTTGTTCGCCAGATTCTTCATCAAAATATAATAATGGAGATCTAGCACTGTGCCTAGAACTTAATCTTAGTGTTAAAGGCTTTTTATTGATTAACGTGTAAAGTCTATCTTTTATTTCCCAATCTTTGGGAGTTGCTGTTGTTTTCATAATATAATATAATAAAAAAAATAAAAACTAGGGTGCCGAAACACCCTAGTAAAGGTTATTATCAAGTAGTGAACAAGATAAAGTTGTTAGCTGCTTGTGTTACCAAACATCTTTCAGATAGGAAGTGAACTTCCATAGCATCTAAAGAAGATGTGTAAGCTCCACCTACAGAACCTGTAACCCAAGACTTAAGTCTTCTGTCATCAGTTTCTGAAGCTCTATATCTAACGTGCAAGAATGGACGTCTGATATTTGAACCTAGCATTTGATCGTAAACTGTTGAAGTTCCAGCAGGAACCATAACACCTTCGATATCTTTTGCTAAACCTCGAGTAGAAGCATCGTTAAGATATTTCCAATCAGTTTTGTAGAAGTCATAAGAACCTCTTCTAAAACCATCAAACCCAAAGTTCAATGCCATATTAGCATCATTTTCAAATAGACCATAAGAAGCTCCGTTAGCACCACCAGCTTGAGCTGATCCGTTAACGTTTGCCATCATGTTGTCCATTGCTAGAGATAAAGATCTATTACAGAAAATCATGTTTTCTTCAATAGCTCCTTCAAAATCTAACTGAGCTAAAATTTCATCAAAGTCAGCTAAAGCAGCATTACCACCGCCAGCACCTGCGAAATTTTGATACTCATGTCCTCTGTCTCTTACAGCAGCAAATAAACCTTGAGTTCCTTTGTTACCTGTAAAAGCAGCGTTAGATAAAGCAATACCAGCCACAGCTGAACCAGCAGTAGCAAGTTCACCTTCAACCATTGCCATCTCCATGTAATCTTCAAATCTTAATCTTGTTTCAGATTCAGACTTTAGATACCATAAAAATCCAGATGTTCCATCTTCAGTAGAAACTTCAACCCAACCAATTTGAGCAGTATCAGATCCATTGATCTCAAACTTATCTCTTATGATTATAGGTGAGTTAGAATACTGTGTGAAATCTGGTTCGATAGAAGCTAATGCATCTGTGTTAGAACCTTTCACCCATTCTGCACCGTAAACAAATACAGCTACAGCAGAGTTAACACCACCAGAAGATCCTGATCCAGAGAAAACACCACCAGAACCAACTGTTAAGCCAGCAGCAGTATAAGGAGCAACTGTTACGTCACATTCTCTAGTTACACCAGCACCACCACCTGTGTAGTTGCTAGGAGCAGCAGTTACAATTACTTTCATTGTTTCACCAATTCCAGCACCTGTAGTACCATTTCCATAAACCACTAAGGTTTGGTTGATTTTGATAGCACATTCTTTGTTACCTACTGTACCACCAGCTGCAGAAACATCTGGGTCAATAGCTACTCTAATTGTAGTATCATCTATTACTTCACATGTTTCATAAGCAACATGTAATCTATTTTGTTCAGACCATACAACTTGGTCAGATGTCATTGGCATTTCAGCGCCAACCATTCTTAAGAATCCGGCAATAGTTCTATTACCATATCTTTCTACCTCTTGCTCATAAAGCTCTGGTAGGTATTGTTGTGCGAAGTCATTATCACCATCTGTAAAAGACAAATAGTTAGTAGTTAATGTCATTCGCTTCTGAGCGGGCTCCAAATTTGGACCCAACGCTGGATTTAAACTCATAATTTTAAATTTTTAAGTTATGTTCTTTTTTTAATTTTCAACTTCGAAGCATCAGCACCAGTAATTGCTTTAACCTTTAATCCATTAATATACATATCGCCACCTGAGGTTGCCCTAGGTTTACCATCATTTATATTTTTAGATTTTGCCATTAAATCTTTAGTCGCATCGGCTTTGCCTTGGTCGTAAAAATGTTTAGCAATGGAATCAGAATTTCTTGCTGCATAGATAGCTTTGTGATAACCGGAATAATCGATTACTTCTCCTTTGTCATTTAAGAACTTCTTAAAAACGGAGCGCAAATCAGATTGACGATTAGCAGTGTCTTCGGGATTATTTAGTTTATACCTAAATGATTTTTCCCCTACATCAAAGTTAAAACCATTAAAATCTCCTTTAAAAAATTCTACAGTTTTACTTTTAAAGTGACCATGCATTTTCGCTGCTTCTTCTTGGTTCTGTTTGTACGTGTCCCAAAATTTCATAGCCTCTTGTTGTTCTGGAGTTATATTAGATCTCAACTTGATTTCTTTATAGTAATCTCCTTTTGAATCTTCCAAGAATTTACGAGCATTTGCAACTTCTTCTTTATACGACAGTTTTTTCATTTTAACTGTTCGTTCATCATCCACATCTTCGTCCCATGAAAATTTATCATCTAAAAGAAAATCTATTTCTTCTTTATCTAAATGGGATTTAGTTTTGGAATAATATTCTCTTAACACCTTACTGTCATCTACATTAGTATAATCTTTATTTAGATTAACGTAATCTTCTACAGTGCCACCAGTTTCTTTCATAAACTTAACTAAGTTTTCCAAATTCTCTGGAACATTAACTTGTTGTGCTTCTGGTGTGGGTGTAGTAGCTTTAGCTTCTACAGGTGTTTCTATAATTTCTTCAACTATTTTTTCTTCTTCTTTAACCTCATCGGAAGAGGTTTGTTTTTCGGAGTGTGTCTCTCCCACAGGTTGCAATTCCACTTCGGCTTCTTTCCTTTCTTCTTTGCTTTCCTCTCCTGTGCTCTGCACGCTATTCTCTGTGATTGGCTCTTGAACGGCATCTTCTTCTTTTTTATTTAATTCTACTTTTATAGAATCATCTTTTTTATTAGCAAGTTTTCGTGGTCTACCACGTTTCTTTTTCATTTTAAATTCTCCTTCTTGAGGTACTTGCGTTCCTACTGTTTCTTCTGACATAATATAATATAATAATTAATAATTAAGTTGGAGTGAAATCATCTGGAGAAAACCCCATTTGACCTGCTCCACCTCCTGCTTCAAAGTCTATTGGAGCACTATCATTAGTTCTTTGTGCTATCATTTTACTTTGTTGTGTTCCTTGTATTCTTGTTCTTTTGTCTTTTCTTTCTTCAATTTCTTTTTCTCTCGCAGCATCTTTTTCATCATCCATACCTTTTAACTGCATATCATATTGAAATCTTTGTTGCGCCATTTGCATGTCGTGATTAAGTTGAATTTGCATTTTTTGAATTTGCAATTCCATTTCTACTTTCTTTAGTTGAGCTTGTGTTTCTACTAACGCTTGTTGTTTTTGAACTTCAGCCATAGCTGCTTTTTCTGCAGCTTCTGCGCTAGCCTGAGCTTGAGCTTGTATCATTCGCTCTTGATTAGCTTGATCTTGTTCAGCCTTTTTTCTTCTTCTATATTTTAAAAATTGATTAGCTAATGTGAGGTTTTTGACTTCTCTAATATCAATAGCGTCTTCTAAATATATTTGATTTTCTTTTAATGCTATTTGAATATTTTGTTCTAGTTGAGCTTTTTCTTCTTCATCTGGTTCTAAATTTATAAATATACCAAAGTCATGAATGTTTAATTCAGCTAATTCATCTAAAGTTCCAACATTATATTGAGATATACTATTTTCTAAGGCTGCTCTTGTTGTAGGATACATTAATGAATCTGCAACTCTCATTGAAATGTTTTCGCACATTCTTAATGTTATATACAAACTAGCCTCTAATATATGTCTAGTAGCTGTATTAGAGTTCGCTGCAGCTAATTTTTGAATTCCTACTAATGAATCTTTGTCTGGCATACTACCATCACGCGCCTCGTTCAATCCCGTCACATCTCTGATCATTTGAAGATAGTACTGATATGTTTGTATCAGTGACTGTATTTTAGCTTGTCCAGCTGAAGATTGTAACTCTTGTATAGGAACTTTACCTCTATTAGCATCTCCGTCCTGCGTCAATGATCTACCTACTACACTACCCGTTTGAAAGTACATATTTAAAGCTTCACGAGGATTGTAGTTCGTCCCATTACCTAGATCTACTTCTGCTAATCCATCTACATCTAGATATACACCATCAGGTACCATTCTAGATAGAACTTGTTGCAATTTTAAGTGAGTGATTTGAACCATATCAGCAAAACCTGTCACTCTATTTACTAAAGAGTTTATTCTTCCCTTATACATTCTTGGAGCACAGATAGCATAATTCATATTTACTTTTACTGTATCTGCAACAGGACGTGTCATATTTTCCGCCATCTCCCACTTTAACATCTGAGGATGTCCTAATATTTTAGCTCCTGAATAAAGTACTTCTATAGCTCTAGATAGTTTGCCATATCCTAATTCATTTTCTGGTGGGTTAAATGCATCACTTTTTTCTAGTACTTTTTCTAACCCGTAATCGTTTTCTTTTATTTTAAATACTTGATTAGTATAAGTTTTGTATTCAAAAAATAAAACTTGTATTATGTTATCATCTTGCCTACCATTCCAATTGCGTAAATAATTTTGATTGCCAGGATATCTTTCTATTTCTTCTAACTCTGCTGCAGTAAGTTCAGGGAATTGTTTTTTAAGATCTGCTAAACTTATTCCTTTTACTTCTCCAACATACCAGATATCTTCAAAGTTAGGATCTTCCGTGTAAGACCAAACTAAAGTTGCAGGATCAACATAATCAACAACAATTCCTTCAGATTGATTCCATGTGGTTTTACAAGCACCAATGCCAATTTCTACTAAATCCTTATTAAACCTAGCTCTTGTTAAATCATATTTATTTTTTTCTAAAACTTGACTTATAACTTCTTCTTCTGCAACTTCTACAGACTGTTTAAAATCCATTTGTAAGTGCACTGCTAACTCCTCTTGATCTTGTGGAGCATTATCTCTGTCAGCAGAATTAAAAGCATTAACTCCTAACGTTTGTTCTACTTGAGTTAAAAAGTCTTTTGCGTTTATATCAGTTAATAAACCTGTAGCATATTCAGTTCTTTGTCTAGAGCAAACAGGATCTTGCGCAAACGCGTTTATATCAAAATGTCTATCATTTATTCCATTAACAACAATATCTACAAATTTAGGAATAATGGGTACTGGTTTCCAATCTAAGTTTAAATAAGATAAATCTCCATCAATAGCTAATTCATCCTTATACTTTTGAACAGATTGTTCTCCTCTCGCATATAATCTAAGGTTGTGAAAATTTTGGAAATTTTGGTGAAACCTATCTCTTCCTCTACCAGCCCAAAACCATTCTCCTTCAATTGCTCGACCTACTTGTAGCCCATATTCCCATGTAGCTTTTTCCACGTCTGGTACTACCTGATCTGGAAAAGAACTATTGCTATTTGTAAAAACCTTCATTTATTTTATTATTTTTGAAATATATCCACTATTATCATATGTCTTCATACCTAATTGTATTGGAGTAATTTGTTTGTCTCGTACTGGTTTGTATTTATTTTTATTACAAGCCATTATAGCTAATCCTGAACTTATAGATGGATCATGTTTAGTTCTGCTGCTGATATTAAATCTTCCCCAATCTTCTAATGTTCTTTGAAAATACATGTTACCATGACTACCATCTTCCATTAATCCTACGTAAGTTTCTATATAAGATTCTATTGCTGCTGCGTGAGCTTGTTTAATGTCTTCACTTGAATTAGGTATACCACCTATTTCTTTTTCTGTTACAGATAATTTATTCCAAACTTTATCAGGTCTATTTATACTAAAACCTCTGTATCCTCTTCGTCTTAAATAGTATAAAAATCTTGGTTTGTTATTTTCTGCTAATATAGGCATTCCGTAAAAAACCATCGCCATTAAAATATCTTCAAAGAATATTTCAGCCGTTTGAGGTCTAGAAATATATTCTAAAAAAAACTGATTAGGTGGAACATCTGCCATGCAGAATTTAGTTAAACCATGACAGGATCCATTAGATCCTCTTCCATCTACTGTACCAGAAATGTCATAACTATCTAGTCCAAATGCTCCAGCAAATTCATTAGCCGGAAATTTAATACCATTTTTTACAACCAATCGGTTTTGCATACTAACTGGTGGAATCCAAGATACAAAAAATCTTCCATTTGCACTAGGCATAAAATCTACTACTGTGTCTTTTATACCTTCTCTCCACATAAAACTTCCTTGCGTTACGTTTGCTCTATTATTATATTCTTCGTTAAAATCTATTTGTTGATATATTTTAACAAGATTAAATAAAGAATCTTTTGTTTCGTCCCTAAAAGCGTGTTGTTCAGTTCTAGGAAATTGTCTGTAAAATTCATTTAAAGAGTCATGATCATTTTTTAATCCTTCTGCTTCATTCTCCCAGTGTTCTATTACTCCAACTTCTATATGATTTTCATCTATTCCTAAGACTGGTTCTGATGGAGTGTCAAACACTGGATAACCATATCTATCTATAAATCCTTCGTAGTTCCATTCCATTGGTATAAACAATGAATATAAACCTTCTTTAGTTTGACCGTTTCTGTTTCTTTCTAAACAATTAGAACCTGTGTATATATCTTTGAAATTTTGACCACCTTTGTCTAAAGCGTTTGAAGTAGATCCCATCATACATTTACCTACAATTCTACTACCTAATCTTAAACAAGTTTTAGTTACTTTCCAGTTGTTCTTTATATTATCAGGTCTTTCCCATTTGCCACTTTCATCGTGTCCTAATAGTTTAAGTTTTTCACCATCGTAACTGTTGTCTCCTGTATTCTTCCAATCTATAGTGGTATCTAATCCATCTAGTTCTCTAAGTTCTTCGTTTGCCTCAATCTTTCTACGTGTAAGTTTTGACGCTGGTACTCTATAGGCAAGTTCGGTTTTAGGACGATCCATACCATCTTGGATGGGTTTGAAGAAAAACGGATAGTTAATCGAGATTGGTACAACTTTATCCGTGAACATCTTTTTAGCATCTGCACCTGTTTTGGATAATATACCATATCTTGAATCACTGGATATTGTTGCTTGATTAACAAGCTCTGCGGAACACATAAAGGAAAATCCAGATCTCCTATTTTTAAGATAACACATTCCATAGGCCCTATAATCTGCTTTACAGGCTTCCCAAAAAATAAAGAACAATCTGTTGGCTTCTCTATAATCTGGAGCTCCGACATCAATTTTTGACCATTGCAAGTACATGTAATGAGTACCAGTAATATAAGTAGGTTTACCATTGTTATAAAACCAAAACCCTTCATCTCTTCTTTTAAATTCTTCATCTATATAATCCCACCATTCTTCTCTAAA